AGGGATCAGGTTCACAACCTGCAACTTTGCAAGGTCAGCACCTACACCACTCTTACCACCATACTCCCAATCGTAGGTCTTGAATGCCACGTTGACATCGGAACCATTACCGACAAGAGTATCAGTCATCACACGCTTCTGTGAATCAACCATGATGGGCTGGTTGTTGCTAGTCCCATCCCGACGAGTCACATTACGCTTGATCTTTACAAAGTCTCCACGCTCGTCGCCCTTGTTCTTGATGGGCAGACCAAGAGCCTTAGCCTTATCCAGTTGATCACCAGTTAGGGCGATATCAACAGACCAGACAGGTTCGAAGGTCATATTAGGTTGAGCGATGGAGGTCCAGTAAGCTTTGCCAGAGAGAACTTCTACAGCCATGTTTTGTATTTCCTTTTCTGTTAGTGCGGTCCCTGCCGCTGATTTAGTTTTGGAATTATGCCACACCAGAATTAGTGTGTCAACACTTTTTAGTGAGTCTCAGCCCAATTGTTTCCAATCTTGTATTCACTGTCCAGTGCGCAGCGAACCTTCAGGTTTTCCTCAACGTACTTCATTGCACGTTGTGTAGCCTCACCAAACCTTTCGGCCTGATCAGAACGTACCTCAAACTGATACTCGTCGTGAATGCTGGCGACAAGGCGGTAGTCATAGGCACCCTGTCGCACAGCTAAAGTTATCTGACGCAACCATTCTTTACAGATGATTGCTCCTGCCCCTTGAAGAAGCAGATTGACGGCGGCGTGTTGTTGTCTGACTTTGAGTAGCCGTCCGTCCAGACCACGGATGTATCCAGAAGCAGATGCCTTTGCTACGTTCTCACGCAGGAACTTCAACGCTGGCATATTCTTCATGAACCTGTCCATGATCTTCTTACCTTCCTTTGCACCACCTCCGACAATAGACCCGATCTTCTCCGGCCCTGCGCCATAGATCAGTGCATAGATAAAGGTCTTGGCTTGGTCTCTTGTGTCGAGTCCAGCCATCTTCTGATTGGCGGTATGAATGTCACCATTCACCACCTCCTTCGAAAAGTCTGGATCATTCATGTAATGTGCCAGACAGCGAAGCTCCAGAGAAGAGGCGTCACACCCAACCAGCTTGTAGTTGTCGTTTGTTGTGATCCAAACTGATCTACATTCCTTGCCGTAGGGAGAATAAACAGCAGGAATTTGAGCCATGTTGGGGCTGTAGTGAGCCATCCTTCCAGAGATAGCTTTGAGTGTCATGACCTTACCGTGTACCTTGCCGTCGTCCTCGACAACATCGATCCATGATTTGATTTGTGACACTCGCTTTTGCAACAGTAGGTACTGTGCAATCTTCTGTGCCTCCGGTATGTCTACTTTGTTCAACGTACCTTCGTCCACAATCGGATGCCCTGTTGGGGTGAAGTTCTTAGGCTTCCACCCCTTCTCCATCAGTCGGCTTGCGATCTGTTGGCGGGAGCCGGGATTGAATACTGTGACCTTGTCCTTCAAACGATTGCCTGTCTTTTCAGAGTATCGCTCCTCCACGATAGGTGGAAAAATTTCTTGCATCTCTTTTTCGATGGCACCTGATTCGTCGGACAGTCGAGCTACAAGACAGGACGCAGCGGGTACATCAAGAGTAAATCCGTTCTTCTCTTGTCTGTCCACGATGGCCCTGACGGTGTGCTCCAGCCGGATGCTGCTGGCTGAAAACCTTTTCATGATGGGTACGAGATGTCGATACAGCTTGGCTGTAAGTTTTACATCGTTAATGCAATACTTTAACATCTCCTCGTTGAAGCTTGAGAAGTCTTGGTAATCCGTTTTCGGAAAACCAAGACGTTCCCCCCAAGATTCAAGAGAGTGACCACCATCCCTTGAAGGATCATCAAGCTGGGACATGATCATTGTATCCCTGATCTGTTTCAGCTTGATGTCCGTGAAGGCAAGTCTATTTAGGACAGGAGCATCGAAGGAGACGCCGTTGTGCATGACGATAACATCGTAGTCCTGAATAAACTCACCAAAGGTTGTAATCAGATTGTCACCATGGAAAGTGTAGACCTGATTACTATCCAAGTCTTGTGCGGCGATACAGTGGATCACCGTGGCATTCAGGTCATCTGTTTCTATATCTACCGCAACTCGTTTCATAGTTTGACTAGCTCCGCTTTGTTAACAGGAATGTGGAAGAAGTGTTCACCCTTGAGGATGTTTCTACCCTTTGCTTCTTTTACTTCTGACTCTTCTACTACAAAGTCTTTGATACGCCAAGCATACTGCAAGTCTTTACGAAGAATGTAGAAGTTGAAGAATGGTTTGTTCTCCAAGCTGTGTACACGATTGATCAGTTTGTGTTTCCGGTATGGAATCCTGATCTCTTCCCAGCGAGGGTTCCAATCACCACGCCATGCGTACTTGATCTCGACCTCGCTGAAGTAAGTATTATCCTCCTTTTGGCTTTTGATGTCAACCGAAAAGTCTTCTGTTGCATCCAGAATTGTATGACCATTTGCTTTGAGATAGCTGATGATCTTGTCCTTGGCGGGAGTGTCAGCGGCGTCATACCGCTGACGAGAGAACGGAATATTCACTGCCCCCTTGATTGGTTGTAGTGTCATAGAAACTCTCCTACATCTTCCAGTTCTTGACCGGCTTCGAATGGGTTGTCGATCTCCTGCATACGACCAGTGTCCTTGTCGTACAACAGGTAGGCAGCAACGCCTGTCTCACCAGCGTAACGGTTCTTCAATACCCTGACCGTTGTTGTGTTGGCCTTGACAGGATCAGTGGCCTGTTGATCACGCTCCAGAGCAATGACTGCATCACTGATCTGTGCAATGCTGTGTGAGCCACGGAGCATGGACAGAGATATCTCCTTGCCCTGTTCCTGTCCCTTGTCGCCTGATGCACGACGCAGGTGTGACACAAGCAGCATGGCGCAGCGTGTCTCTTCAACCAGTGACCGTAGCTTGGTCATCATCTGGTCAATGTTACGACGCTCGTCCTCACCTTCCAGACCGGACACAAGGATCGACAGGTGGTCAAGGATAATGAACTTACAGTCCAGAGCCTTGACCATGTAGCGAATCCGATTCAGGATTTCGTCAGTGGTGATCGAACCAAAGTGATCGAAGGCAAAGTACCGTCCAGTGCGGATAGTAGGGTCTTCGAACTTGCGAAGCTCTTCCTTGCTGTACTTGTCCCTGATCTCCTTGATGTAGATACGATCACTGGCAGCAACAGACATCAGATGGAACGCAGTCTGTCTCTTGTTCTCTTCCAGAGAGAAGATACCAATGTTGTGCTCAGTATTGGTGAGCAGGTGATACATAAGCTCACGCATCATGCTCGACTTACCTGCGCCTGTGCCAGCGGTGAAAGTGACAAGCTCACCAGTTCGAATACCAAACAGCTTGTCGTTGAGACCGTTGTATGGATACAGTACAGTCTCCACATCGTCCTCGTCGTACAGGCTGTCAGCAATGTCGGCAAGGTTGACAATACCTGCCGGTGTGTAAGGCTTGGAGTCCCACCACTGCCGGACGAATGCCTCACGCTTACCTGCCTTGAGATAGTCGTTGGCATCCTTCATGTCCATCTTCATGATTAGACACTTGTTTGGTTCGAACACCTGTGCCACCTGATTCGCAGCCTTGCGTCCGTGTTCGTCGTTGTCAAAGCACACCACGATCTTGTCGAATCCGTTGAGGTATTCATAGTTTGCCTTGACATCTTTGATGGCACCTTGAGCACCAGACTTGATGGACAGCACAGGCCACTTGGAACCAAGCATCTCGTATGCAGACAGAGCATCGATCTCACCCTCACAGAGCGTGACGAACTTGCCCCTGTTGTTGAACTTGTTCTGTCCAAACAGTTTGCCCTTGGGCAGATGGCCCTCAACAAAGAATGCCTTGTTGCTGACCTGTCGCACCTTGTTGGCTACGAGAGAGTTGGACTCGTCGTAGTATGGATAGTAGTGCTTGTCACCACGCACCGTCACACCGTAGTGCTTACAGGTTGCGAGTGAGATGTTCCGTGCAGGGATAGCTGCGAACTCCCCCTGCGTCAGACTGTTTTGGTACACACCTCGTACAGGTGATGTTTGTTCCTGACCCATTGATCCGTCTCCTTTGGTGTAGGTGTTACAGGAAAAGCAGTATTGAGTGTTAGTGTCATACAGCACGTTGGCGTCGGAGGAGCCGCACGAATTGCACGGCCCCCTGCTTACCACCTTGGCCTTAGTATCCTCCATAGTACATGTCTCCTACGTCTACGTTGGCTTCTTCCATCCCGACATCGGGGTGGTATATAATTTGGAGGTCTTCACCATCATACACAAAAAGCATACCATGCCAGTACTCAGATGTAAACCCCATTGCTTCGACTAAACGCTGTTGATCCTGCATCCACTCGTCTTCGTTGTTGGTCTCCTCTAGGAATGTTGGCCCTTCGATCCTTGTTGTGTACAGGATTTTTGTTTTCACCTTTTGTCTCCTGATCCTCTCAGTGTTCCGTTGCGCTGACGTTCAGCCAGCTTCCACAGGTTGTTCTTGGCGACGGCTTCCAGATTCGTATCCATCACCTCTGCCACTGCGGCGACGTACCACAGGACATCTCCAAGTTCGTCTGCTACTTCTTCCTTCTTCTGGTGTAGTTCTTCTTGATCATATCCATCACGGATAAACTTCTTGACCTTGTTTGCAATCTCTCCTGCCTCACCTACAAGACCAAGCGTGGTGTAAGAGAAGCTCTCATTCTTTGGAAAGATTGCAGTTTTCATTGCGAGTTGTTGGTATTCATTGAGTTTCATGTTGTACATCCTTTGTATCTAGTTCACCGGCTACCCACCCACGGGCCAATCGGAGGGCTTTATCTTCTGCATGAGGGTAGTGCATCTTTCCCACAATCTTACCGTCTTCTGCGAAGAGTATCTCGTAGAGGTTGCTGTCTGTGTGGCGGCTGACGACTGCCTCACGCCTTGCGAAGTTGCTGACTCCGAATAGTTCTTCGACAAGCTCAATAGTCATCCCTTTCTTCCTTTCGTGCTACTTCAAAGGCGAACTCTTCGTGCTCTGCCATCATCTCGTCGGCCTCGTCTTTGGCCATACGCTTGGCTTCCTTGGAGTCATACCCCTCGTCCATGTACTGGTGATAGAGTTCACGGAACAAACGCTTACGATCTTTTTCCCACAGGTTACGCATAGTCTTCCTCTTCGATTGACATTTCATATTCAAACTTTGCAAGCCCTTCCAAGAACTCATTGATCTCTTCGATAGAGATTTGTTCCAGCGGAGTTGCCGACACAGTTTCAAGATACTCCCAATCAGCAGGGTGAATCTCAGAGTGATCCGAATAAGGATCAGTAAGTTGGATCATAGTCATTCTCAATACTCCCATCTGTAGAATATGTGATCCCCGATCTGCACGATCTTGGTTTTGGTTGATGCCCATTCAGGACGGACATATACAGCATGATAGTGTGTAGCACCATCAACAAAGTCGTTGATGTTATTATAGTACACTCCATGCGCTACAGTCAAGGCGGTTTCCCACGCCTCTTTCTCTCTGGGCTTGTCAGACTTACCATCACAGTACCAGCTAAACTGGCATCGATTCCTGATGGGGAAGTCATCCGTCCAAGAGTAGGTTGGCCCTTGCTCGACCACGGAGCACACATCGTCAGGATACCTGTCATCTTCGACACGGTTCATGACGACCTGTGCTACCGCTATCTGGCCGATCATGGGCTGGTTCTTGGCCTCGTGATACACGTTGAGGGCAAGACATACAACAGCCTCAAGAAACATTCTGCATGATCTCCACTAGCTTGACGGCACAGTGTCGTGCCTCTTCTTTGGTTGCACAGTAGGGGCGAATGATTCGGTACACTTTTTGAAGTTTAGTCATTTGGATTTACTTTCCTCTTTCCAGAAGTTCTTGTAGGTTTTCTTCTTCGTCATCAAGACAAGCATCATAGAAGCTGTAGAGCGAATCGGCACATTCATATACAGCGTAAGTAGCTTCTTTGTTGTCTTTGAAGTAATGTTCGATAAGAATATCTTTCATTTCTTCCACTTGACGAATCCTACCTTGCAGATACGCAATGTGCTGTCTTTGCTTCACGATTTCTAGCGTTGTTTCAAATTCACTAGTATGATTGTCCAGCATTTCAAACTCCTTAGATTTCCTCAAGTTCGATTTCAATGTCGTCAGGAACTACATCCCCCAGACTCTCTTCTGCGATTTCGTATGCGTGTTCTCTGTCCTTTGCTTCGATGTCAAACTTTGCATACATCACAACCCTCACTTCGAATGGTTTGTAGGGTCTCATGAGTTGTACCTAACCTCTCTGATCAGTTCGAATGTTTCTTCCATTAGTTCAGTTGCGTCGGGCTTGTCGGAGGCCATGGCGATTTCCACGGCCTCCTCCTCGTCCTCTGCATCTACGATATAGGTATGCTGTAGGATAGTATACCCAATGATCTCGTATTTTTTATCCACGCAATGTGATCTCCTTTGCCGGACTCACGAACCGTCCATCCTTGCCACGGCATACCGCAAGGTATCCCACGTTGTTGGAGAAGCTCCCCACAGGCCCGTACTGTGGGGTTGTACGACGGAACAGGATGTTCTTGTTGTCGATGGTGTTGCGGATGGTCTTGTAGGTCTTGCTGTTGATCTTGGTCATAAACATTGTGCTTGTCTCCTCTAGTTGCACAGTTGGGTTTCGTCTGCTTCTTCTTTGTCGTACATTGTACACGATTTGAACGTGTATGTCCACTCTTTGTCTGGATCATGGCCTGTACGGAAGCCAGATACCAAGCGGAACTCGAACTTATTTCGCCATATCATTTGGTTTTGCTCTACACGGTGAGCGAACCGCAGATACATCAAGTCCATGCCAATGTCGTCACTCATATCGCCAAGGACATGATCGTTGATTTGAGTCAGGAACATCATGGGGCCAGTGCATTCGGTAGTCCACTCGTCATCCGATCCCTTGTCACGGTACTGGATGGCCCATGCGTTGTGCATCTCAGGGCTGGCGTTTGTATCAATCATTGTCATCCTCCACTTCAAAGATAATGCGAACCACTCGCACGTTGTCAAAGGGACTGTCATCAGCGACACACTCCCATTCGAAATCACACTGGTGTAGGAACTCCCACAGTCTGTCGTACTCAGTCATTGTATTCCTCCATTCTCTTCTTTGCCAGATCGACAGCGGCGTAGTGTAGCACATACTCCTCTTGGAATATGTATTGGGGCCGCAGTTCCTCATACGCCTCGTCATAGAGGCGCACAAGGATTTCTTCGTTGTGATCGTTACTCATCGTCAGAGTCCTCCATTGCGGAGTCCTCAAGCTCCCATAGGAACTTGAAGAACTCATGCTGGTTGTTGAACGTAGGAGTCGTTGTGCTCTCCTCGTTGTACTCTTCCACAGGAAGAAGGTTAGCGATATTGTACTCATCCATTGTTGATCTCCTGATACATTTCATCGGCCCCCACCAACCATGTAGGTGCGCTGGGATCGATACACAAGTCCCTTGCTACATCCATTGCGTCTCTTGCCGCAATCAGTAGCTTGGCAGTTACATTGTCTCTCTCCTTCTCTGTTGTTGCTGATGATAGCTCCTCGTATTTGGTAGCGACTATGCTGGTCAGGACTGCATAGCGGTGAATCTTGTCGGCGAACTCGCCGTCCATCATGATGTTGAT